AGCATAATGAATGCGCCAGGTTGGGTGGTACCCAATATACCTTAAAAAGGGCAAGTCTGAAGAAGTGCTGGAACTCCAGCATCTAATCCAAAGACTTGGACTTGTTCAATTAGCGTTGGATTGCGAAGGTATAAACCTGGAGATGGGGTATCGAGTCCTCCCCTGGTTAGAAATTGAGTGACTGCTCAAAGAGCCAGTGGCAGTTTAATGGACTGTGTATAACACTGGCTCAACCCTTTTTATAAATCTGAATGAATTATTAAGTGGTGTGAGTAACCGAAAGGCGAATCGCCATCACTGTAGGGTTAACGTGACCCTTTAATGCTGTTTTAATGCGGGTAATTCATTTAGATATTAATGATGACAGCCATATTTTTGCATGTTAAGATGCGTATTCTAAGCCTTTATGCAATTCTTAACGGCTGTCTGAGGTTAAGGGCTTTAATGGGGCTGGAATTACCGGGCGTTAAGCTACAAGGTATCTAGCCCCAGAGATTTCATATTTAGGCAGGGTGACCTAGAGACGTACTGGGCGATACTATGTAAGTGCGCTTGACGTATCAAACTAAAGACGTAGAACGGCTAAATGACACCTGTGAGTACGTGCGATTCGTTACCGTATCATTTTGAGGGTTCAAAGTAATCCTGCCTAAAGATTTATAACTGTGGCGAACTAGTGCATCACGCAGGTTCATACCCTGTAATCTCCGGTAGAACACTACTGCCGGAGAGCCACAAACATTTGCGGGAGAGTGAAATGGATTACACACCAGGCTCATAACCTGGAGACACTTGGGTTCGAATCCCTTGTCCCGCAACAATATTTTATTAACTAACAGCGGAGGATGTTATGTCTAATTGGCATTTTATCATCAATGGTGCTCTACTTACTGTTAGAGCAAGCAACGTAGTGCAGGCAAGTAGGCGTGTAAGACGTTTATTGGAGCATGATGGTGGCGGAAGGGTTAATAACCCAATGCAGAAGATTGTAGTAGTTGACTGATGGGAAGAATGAAAGATGCCTATTTGGATTACGTATGTAATACCCTGGGCATCTCTCAGGAATACGCATGTACACTTTCAATAGCAACCCTTGAACAGATGTTGAAAGGAATGGAAGAGCGTATTCAGCAGGAAGAAGAACGTATCGAAGAGAAAATCGATGATGCGTTAAAAGAATATGACTGGGGCGTCGATGTAGACGAAGATGGTCATATATTTATTGTAAATGCAGAAGGAGAAAGAGCATGATAACAATCATAGATGGTTGGTTTCTTGATGTCCTCCTTGTAGTGGGTTATGTAAGCCTTTTAGCTACTATGGTAATGCTTATAAAGGTAATACAGGCTTTAAATCAGAAAATTAGCAAGCTAGAAAGCGACTTGGATTGGTGGAGACAAGAGGCACTCAATAGAATGAATTTTTCTAAGAAAGTGCTAAGACGTTGACGCTCCACCCAAAACGCTCGGTTCCAATCGGCGGTGACCCAGCTCATATAGACTGTCCAGAATGTGATTCAGATAACACGATAATCGAAGAATACATCAGCGAGTACGCTCCTGATGAATCCGATTTAGGTATTTTATGCCAAGACTGTAATCACGCTGTAACACCTGATGAGTTAGGTCATCGCTTCGAGCCTTGTTATATTTTAGAAAATGGAGACGAAAATGGCATTGATTAAGAAGAAGAGGAGAAAACTTTCTCCAAGACTTGAAAGTTTGAATGATATGACTACGGCCTGGATTATAGATGCTTTTAATGCACAGAAACAGACTAAAAATAGGTCGATACAGGAAACTAAAGGTCGCAGGAACTGGGTAAGATTTCAAAAACTAATGGTATGTCCTAAGTGCAATTTTGTATGGCAACGGATTACTAATGGTCAGAACCGTTATAAAACGAACTGTATAAAATATAGAAACATGCCAACAATAGGCTTAGAGCGGACTATTTGTAATAGATGTAAACCCGTAAAGGAGACGTAGATGAGATATCTCTACAGGATGTTTTCCAACATCTTTAAACCATGGAAGAAGGGACAGCGTACCTTATGGTACAAAGTCCGTCAACTTGAAAAGAGTATGGCTCTACTTAATAGTAAAATTGATGGTAGTCATAAATTTTCAACATTCGAACTGGAGGCGTTATCGGCAAAGATTGGAAAGCTTAAGCCGAAGCGTGGACGCCCCAGAAAGAAAACCTAGGAACCACGCAGACGTATCAAAGGGGACCATATGGCTAAAGTACTAGTTCAAACCTTTGGTGGTGTTGTTAAATCGATGGAAGCAAACACTCCTGCTGATATAGCAGAGTCTTTGGGACAATCGTTGGATAATACCACAATTAACGTCAATTCTAAAAAGGCTGAAGCCACTACATCTTTACGAGATGATGATTTTGTCGCATTCGTAACTGATAAAGTGACTTCTGGCTTAGTATAGTCTAGACGAAAAGATTCGGTCTATGGGGGGTATTTATATCCCCCAGCCGATGACTATAAAATGAAAATAATACATTGGACAATTAAAATAGGGTGGGAAGACGGTACAGAGGAATACATTTCCGATATTCCTAATTGGGTTGCAAACCCAGTTGATAGTTTTCTCACAAGTTTAGAAGAAGAAACTGAAGAGGAGGAAGAGAATGGAGAATCAAGCAACGACGACGAATAGTGAGTCAGAATGGTATAAGCTACAGAATGCTGTAAAAAGCTGGATACTAAGTAATGCTCACTATCAAGGCGATAGAATGGATAGGACAACTGCTGAGAATACAGCAAATGCTTTTCTTAATAAAGTTTATGTCTATGACATTCAGGATGATTTTGAACACAATACAGAGAAAGTCTTTAAAGTATATATTGGTCATCCTAGGTTTCGTGGGACTACTAATTATACTTTACCCGAACATTCATTACAGTTTAATAGTGCTCAACCGAGTAATGTAAAAATATTAAACACAGGAAATGACATGCCTGAATGGTGGTCTACTATACAAAGTTCTTTCACTAATACAGGACTTTATCCTTTATTAAATTGGGGTACAACTAGTATGCATCCGCATATTAATCCAGATGGACAGCCATGTTTAGGTGGCTGGAGTAATGCATGGTCTTATGCAATTTCATCTGGAGATATCCCATCCTTAATAAATGTAGCTAAGAGTTTTCTTAATACATGGACAAGGGCTGATTCATATTGGGACATAAATAGACAGTACAGAGATTGGGATAACATATTTAACTATCCACAACGTGGCTTAAGTGAGTTCTTTCCTTTCCAAAAATGCCTTCAACATGCATTTCTTTGGCAAAGGTTAGCTAGGAATATTGAATCATCATACAGATGGAGTCCTAAGCTTACTTGGAGTTGGTTAGCAAGTAATTATGAAATCATTCAACAATTATGCCATGAAAATGGTGATGATTACAAATGGAAGATTTATGATTATTATTTAGCTACTGTAATAAGTAGTAAGAATACTGCGGATACTGAATCAGGGAAGTTAAAGAAACTTAATTCTACTATTCACATGTTAGACCGAATGATAACAGGGATTACTGATATATTAACAGAAGAAATTGGATGTGCATATTGGGTTTCTAAACGATTGGTTGGTGATGCTATGCTCTATGGTCTTGATAAATTGGATTATGGTACAGTAAAACGTATACATTTAGTTCAAGATAGCGATGGGAATTATCCCCCTGGTTGGAATCTCTCTACTTTAATACAAAGAATGAGTGAAACCTTAAATTCAAGAGCAAGGGAATTGCGACCACAACAAGCTCGTGTTGAAATGATTGATATTGGAGAAGTATTTGAAACCATGCGTAATGCAAATAGAGGGAAAAGCATCATTAATAGAGGCTTTCTTTCTGAAGAAGATTACTATGTGGTTTTGTTAGATTACATAGGCTATAGACCAAGATGGCATACGGGAACTCGTTCATCTACACAGAATACATTTCATATACTTGAGAACATGTTGACATTTGCATATAATGAAAAAGTCTGGGATGCAAATGAATTGATAAAAGTTGGGATTGAAATATCTGAAGATGACTATCTTAGTGATAGAAATATGTTAGATGATACAGCACCCTTTGATAATATGTTTACTCTTTTCCATAATGTAATTGATGATGAAGAATCGAGGAATAGAATAATATATCATTTTGTATGTCTTGGTATAGAAAGATACACAAAAATCTGTATGAAACAGTTAAACGGGAGAATGAAAAATGCAAAAGAACACTACAGATGGGAAGAAGAGGTTGTTCAACCTGGGAATCCCAGAACGAATGTTGCATAAAATCAATTATCTATTAGGTCGCTTCAATAGTGAAGAGTGGAGTGGACCAGCCTGGTACGAGATAGTTGAAACAACAAAAACAGGCTTTCCTAAGAATGTTGTCTTGAGGTTTTTCAAGGCAATTCATTTAGGGAGTGGTGCTGAAACCGAAATAGATGGTGACAAGATGGGTAAGCTTTTACCCAAAATCTATAAGAAAATACCTGAATTAAAGGATTATTATCTTGGATTAATTCATAGTCATCATACTATGGGTGCATTTATCAGTAAGACAGATAAAGATACAGCACTAGAACAAGCATCAAAGGACGGAATCTTCTTTTCTACAATAGTAGCAAGTAAGAATGAACGCTTTGAGACATGTCTGACATATAAAGACCAGTTTGGTTTTGACAGACTAATCAAAGGGGCAACAGAGCCACTTATCAATGTTGAAATAGATAAGAGTTGGCAAGCTGAGGCTAATTACATTCAGAAAATGAAGAAGAAACAAGATGTAAAGAAACCCACTACAACCTATTACAATGGTTTTGGTCACCTTAATTCAGTTGGAGGATATGGTAATTATAACTATGGGGTGAGTAAATACAGTGGAGGTACCAAGGCAGATTGGGATATAATGGAAGAGCTAATTGAAAGTTATGAAATGAATAAGATTACTTATCATGAGTTACTTGAAGAGGCTAAGAAGAAATGTCCTAATATGGATATACACCTCTGGGTGGATAATCCTCATCAACAAACTATTGGATTAGTTTAAACTACAAAGGGGGCATAAGCATGCACACACTCCGCTTGTTGCCCTGGCTATTATCAATGTGGGGATTGGAAATAGCCCAGGATTGCCCCCTTTACCTTTGAGAAACTAATAAAATTAGTTTAATTAGTTTAATTCTGAGTTTGAAAAACTTATAAAATAAAGGAAACATACTGATGGACAGTAGATTCTTAAGAAACAAAGACCTAATACCTCAAGAATGCTTAGATGTAATAAGTATTATAGGGTTAGGCGGGATTGGTTCATTCTTAGTACAGGGATTAGCCATGATGGGATGGAAAGATGTACACGGATATGATAGCGATGATGTAGAGAATCATAATTTTAGTACAACCTGTTACCCACTTAATACAGAAAATATTGTAATGAAGAGAGTAGCGGCTCATTCATTATTTGATAGCTATTCTGATGATACCCAGGAGTTTCATCCACATGAGCATTTTATTGGAGGTGCTCAATTTTCAGAATTAACTACTAAGGTGATTGTCTGTACTGATGATATGGAATCAAGAAGGATGGTTTATAATAATTGGAAAATGTTTGAAGGAAGAGAGTTCCTTATAGACCTTAGAATGGGTGCTACAAGCGTGGAAATCGTTACTGTAACAAAGGATAATGATAATTATATGGATACATGGGTTCCGACTCATACTGTACCGCCAGCACCATGTTCACAGAAACATACTGTATTTGCAACAATGCATATTGTTTCCTTAGGACTGTCTCAAATGTATAATCTTGTTGCTAATTTAGCACATTATGACTATATTTGGACTAGCCTGAGCCCAAATATTGTCGAATTTGGTACTCTAATAACTCCAAATCTAAATAAGGAGGTATCACATGATACAGGTACGCAAAGTATCAACGGATTGGAAAGCAATGCCTTCCGGTCTGACATATCTTATAATAGGTCAGCCTAAAACTGGGAAAACCACAGCCGCTTCAAGGTGGAGTACAAAGGGTCAAGATGGTGTCATATTACTTGATGCTGACCTTGGCTCTGATTTTGTTGATGGGGCTAATACTATAGCTATTAGTGGTTTAAATCCGCCAATGAGACCTGTAATGCATAAAGGCAAGCAGGTAACAGATAAAGGTATACCTAAAACTGAAATTATTCCACCCGAAGAACGGGGTTTCAATCATCGCTCCGGTGCTGATAAAGGGACCCCGTTGCCAGCTTATTCAATGGCAGAAGTCTATGGATGGCTAAATACAGAGTGGGATAAACTTCCATATGATACTATAGTAATAGATACTGTTGGTCAGATTAACGAATGGATTGAACATTCTGTTGTTCATGAACTAGGTATCACAGCTATGGGAGAGGGTCAATGGGGAGCCGATTGGGGTAAAGCTAGACGTAGAAATCTAGATATTGTCAAACGGTTTCAGACTCTCATCAAGAAGAAGGGTGGAAATCTTGTTTTAGTAAGTCATTCAAAGACTTCACAATTACAAGATGGGAAGGTGCAACTAGCACCTGAACTTCCAAGAGGACTCGGTTATTCATTAGCGGCTAAAGCTGATATAATCGGGTATACTACAGCATCAAAGGAAGATGGTAAATACTATATATCATTTGAAGCTTATGATGAAAGGGTTGTAGGCAGTCGCTTAAAGCCTCTTTCTCAAAAGGTTTTATTATTTGATTATGAAGTAATATCATCTGAAATCCTTAACTACAAGGAGGAAAAGTGAGTAATACTCGTTTTCGCCCTGATGACCTACAGTTATCCGGTAACGGTAAAAGCTGGATAGGTTTTCAAAAAGTAGGGATTGTCGATTGGGAAGACCGAGCAGACCAATTTGATTGGGCTGACGTCTACCTAGTTGCTACTCTTAAACAAGAAGATTCGCAGTATCCGATAGAGATGAAACTTGCGGGTTCTTATGATAGAGAAACAAATGGCAACATTAAAACCTGTACACTATTGAAAAGACTTTATTGGCTTTTTGATACTATAGGCTTTGACGGCGGTCCTGATATTGGTGGTACTATGGTAGATGCAGATGGTGAGGAGTTAAATCTCGTTAATCATCTTAATCAAAACCATGTTACTAATCCATTGGACCCTAAATTGGAGTATATAGCATACATTTACAAAGAGAAGGGTTATAAAGACCCGTCTAAATTGTATAATGCTGTATTTCCTAAGTTGGTTCCAAACACTCCTAAAGGTTTAAAAGACATCGAGGGCTACATAGCCTTTATGAAGTCTAAGAACCTTATTAAGGAGGTCATAGAACAGCCGACTCCTACTAATGGAGTCAACACAGCATCTACAGAGGGAACTACTAGTTTCTAATGTATGTTGAAGTAGCAATCGGGAGTCCCTCTAAACGGGGGACTCTCGTTTCTATAAATGATGTATGGGATATCGTATTTGAAAGTGGAGAGAAAGATGCTGTTTACACATCTGTATATCAATATGATGAAGAAGCTGTAAACTATATAAATAAGAAGGGTACGCTTAAAAAGTTTGTTGGAACTAGACATATCGATTCAATACCTATTGATATTGATAAGGGTCAAAATTCAAATGAATATACCCTGTCTCAAGCACAAACCATTTTATATCATCTACAATCTGAATTAGGATTGAAAGATGGAAATTTTGCAATATTCT